TTAAAGAACTGAGCGCGATGTACACCGAAGGTCCAGGTGCAGGTGGTAAAATGGTTCGCGGCCTTCGCCCATACAATACGCAAGCAATTGAACATTATAAGAAGTTGCAAAAAGGTCGACAGAAAATCAATAGTTCAGATGAAATGATTGCTCTTGCGAATGAGGAGCAAGAAGTCCAAGGTAATCCAATGGAAATTGATATCCCGATTAATTTCAACGGATATAGTGAAGGTTCTTTAGAACAAATCTTAAGCGGATATGGTCAGAACGAATCTAAAGGGTTAAGTACAAAGAAATACATGGAATTACCCAAGAAGGCACGCGAAATCTTGGAACGCTTTAAGAAGCTCTATATCGAACCTTCTCCTTCGCTAGTTGAACTACCTGAAGAATTTGACGAATTGCAAGATATGATGAGTTCTGTAAACAATATCGACACTGTTCCGATTAGGTGGTAACGATGCAAGGAATTTTAGAACTTCTCGCCAATCTAAAACGCGCCAACAGTTACAGTGATCAGGCTGAAAAGCTGACTAATCACACTGACGGTTGGGAGAACAACGGTAATGGTGACGCACTGCGCCATGCCATCGCAGGTGGTTTGATTGCCCGCAACATTTCACCAGAAGCTGCGAAATCTGCCAATTGGATCCATGAAAATCTCCTCGGTCTCGGGCAACCTGATTCAGAAAAAGAAATGGATCTGGCGAACACTCAGTTCGGCATAACTTATGGCCCTTCGTTCCCATCAGATCAAGAGTTCATTGATTATCTTCACCGCGTAAAGAACACAGGTCTCCTGAAGAAAATCAACAAGTCGCATCGTTACACCGCTGAACAGGACTATTGACATGGCCGACCTTTACGACCTCCTCGCTAAGATCAATAAGCAGAACACCCTCAAAGCGCCAGATCGCAATCCGCTGATTTCAAATCAGGCGGAAATGGCGAAGAAGGTGAAAGCGTTTCTGAACAAATACGAAACGAAGAAGGTCGGCAAGATCGATTCACCTTGGAATAAATACGGTGCAGGTCACGAACTCGGTTCACTTCTATTTGGCGAATCACCCGAACTTCTTGACGACATGTCCTACGGTCTGAACCCGTTGACCTCAGGTGGTAGAACCGGGCGTCTTCCGATTCCTGACAAACGCCTGCTTGACATGCCTATCCCGACTCCTGTAGAAGGTATGCTCGGTGTTATCAAGAACAAAGGCGAAAATTGGCTGACTGGGTCGGTTGAAAATGCTTTGAAATATTTGCGACAAACTGAGGGGCCGGAAAATCCCATTGAATATATGATGAGGAATCATCCTGATATCGCTAATCCAATTTTAGATCGACCTGATAATTTCAGAAATATAATCAATACTCCTGAATACAAAAGTTACGTTAATTCATTACCTATTAATCAATGGATCGACGGTCCGCTTACAAACTACATCAAGAACTCAATGGCGACTCCGGAAGATCCGATTCGCCTGCGTGCAGATCGCCTTGCAAAAGCGGCAGAAGATCGCCTTTACGCAGCTAAAGATAAAGCATTCAAGAAGTATCCTGAAGGTGGTGTTCGTTTAGAAAACGATATCCGTCGTGCTCAAGAACGTTACGACGATGAAATGTCGGCGGCGTTGCATTATGATCCTTCATCATATACATTTAACACAGGGTTGTTGAATAAGAAAAGAGGTAATGAAAATTTTAATCCCGATGGGATGGCTTCTTCTGAACTTGCTAAAATGTGGGAGAATGCTTCAGATTCAGCGATACAACCAGATACTGCTGGAAACTATTCTAGAAACTGGTTATCTAATCAAACTCCTGAAAATATAGAAAAAGGTTACGTTAAAGAAAGTCCTAACCTATGGGTTAAAAATCTTCCTTCAGATTTGACAAAAGTTTACGAGCTTTCAGGAAATTCAGTAACCGGTTTCGACCACCTCGTCGACGAAATCGGCAACGCGCTCAGCCCGACATCCGACCTACCAAACAACCTTCGCCTCACTCCTGAAGACCTCGCAAACCCGCGCAGGAATTCTATGGAATCAATGGTTGACATGGTTGCCAAAATCAACCAACATCGCCGCCGCATGGCGATCGAAGCTGAAAAGAAAGGTAACGAAGCGATTCGTGATTATCCTGATTGGAATGTTGTAAAAGAATACCCCGACGGTTATCGCATGGTACGCCTCCCTGATGTTGCAGATTCTGAAGAAGCCTTCAAGATCGGTAAAGCCTGCGGCGAGAAAGGTGGATGGTGTACGCAAGGTGACAACATGATCCAGAACTATGGATCAGGTGAATCGCGTTTGAATCTCCTCCTTGATCCTGATGGAAAACCTGTTGCTCAGATTGAGACAACTAAAGAATATGTTGATCCGATAAATCACGTATATCATAATCTTATGGACCATGACAGACGTGTAGAGATAGATGGGTATATGGGTCTCGATGACCGTGGGGCGGTCGATATGGACCCTTGGTACGCCGCCATCAAAGACTCTCCTGAATACCAAAACTATCTTCAAGAGTCTCCGAAATTCAACATCGGTCAAATCAAAGGTAAACATAACGGCAAACCGAAAGCCGAACATATTCCGTATCTTCAAGATTTCGTGAAGTCTGGTAACTTCTCGGATGTGAGTGATTTGGATAATGTGGAAATGTATCGAAAGAATTCATTAACCCCTGACGAGCAATTGTTGGCTGACACTGATTATTTGACAATGGAGCAGATTCAACAGCTCCGTGAAGGAAAACCTTGGACCCCAATTGACACCACTGAAGATTGGTAGCCAACAAGCTCCACAACCTGCTAAACTACGTCAATATTCTTAAAGAGAAACAACATGATTGAAATCACAGATCCGATGGAAGAAATGGAAGAATCAGCAGAAGAGATACTTCCGGAACAAGAAATCGATGAAGTCGTGGAACAAGAGGACGGATCTGCTGTTATTTCACTTGATGACCTTGAAGAAGGTCCGCAGATGTTTGATGGTAATCTTGCGGAACACGTTTCTAGCAGCGAATTGTCGTATATTGCAGACGATTTGATCGAAGCGATTGAACGTGATCAGAAAGCTCGTGAGAAACGGGACAAACAATATGAAGAAGGTCTGCGTCGCACAGGTCTAGGTGACGACGCACCGGGCGGCGCTCAGTTTTCTGGCGCAAGCCGTGTCGTACACCCGATTCTTGCTGAAGCGTGTGTCGATTTCTCTGCGCGGGCGATCAAAGAATTGTTCCCCGCAGGCGGTCCGGTCAAAATTGAGTCCGATGGAGAGCTTAACCAGGAAGAAGAGAAACAAGCTGTCTCTCTTCGTAAATGCTTGAATGAGCAATTTGTTCGTAAAATGCCCGAATATCGACGCGTTTTTGAGCAAAAACTGACTCAATTACCCCTTGGTGGTAGTCAATTCACGAAATTCTACTATGACGCGTCCAAAGGGCGTATTCGCAGTGAATTTGTTCCAATTGACGATATTTTCCTTCCTTATTACGCAGATTCGTTCTACGACGCAGAACGGGTCACGCATCGTCAGTATCTTGTTGAGTCAGATTACCGTTCACGCGTAGAATCTGGTCAATACTTGGACACTGCGATCCTTGCTGCAACAGATCCTGAGTTCTCATCTTCCAAAGAAGCCAATGATAAGATCGAAGGTAAGGAACGCGACGGTTATAATGAAGACGGCGCTCGCATCGTTTATGAAGTCTACACATGGCTTGAAATCGATGACGATGAATTCACGCAAGGTGTCAAAGCGCCGTATATTGTCTCTATTGACGAGTATGACCAGAAGGTTCTTAGTATCTATCGCAACTGGGAAGAGCAAGATATTACGCTCACCAAGCTCGATTGGATCGTTGAAGACATCTTTATCACTTGGCGCGGTGCATACGGTATCGGTGGACCACACCTGATCGGCGGTTTGTCTGCCGCTGCAACAGGTTCACTCCGCGCCCTACTTGACAGCGCTCACATCAACAACGCGCCCACATTGTTAAAGTTGAAGGCCAGTCGTATCTCTGGTCAGAATCAAACGGTTGCCGTAACGCAGATTGCAGATATTGAAGGCCCGGTCGGTATTGATGATATTCGCAAGCATATCATGCCGATGCCGTTCAACCAACCTTCTCCAGTTCTGTTCCAACTTCTTGGTTGGCTGACCGATGCGGCAAAGGGTGTCGTTAGTACCGCAAGCGAAAAGATTGCTGATGCAACGTCAAATACTCCTGTAGGTACTGTTCAGGCGTTGATTGAACAAGGGGCTGTGATCTTCTCCAGCATCCACAGTCGTTTGCATTACAGTCAGGCAAAAGCGTTTGAAATTGTTCTTCGCCTATTGAAGACATATCAACCGCAGGAATTGCAGAAGTTCGGCGTTGATCCGCAAGCGGCAAATCTGATCAACGTGCGCCCTGTAAGCGATCCGCAAATCTTCAGTGAAGCGCAACGCTTCGCACAGATGCAAGGTGTTCTTCAACTTGCCGCTTCTGATCCTGAAATGGCGATGAAGTACAATAAGGTGGAACTTCATCGCTCGATGTTGATGTTGATGAAGGTCAACAATGTTGATCGTATTCTTCCGCCTCCGCCGCAACCTCCGCAACCTGTTGATCCTGCTGGTGAGATGATCGCATGGATGCAGGGTAAACCTGTTGCAGTTGCCCCGCAGATGGACCACATGGCGCACATCATGGTTCACATGAACTACCTGCGGAACTCGATGTATGGGCGCAATCCTGTCATGGTTCCCATTACTGCCAAAGTTCTTGATCACCTTGGTGAGCATCTTGGTTACTTCATGGCGATGCGTTTGGCAAACAGTGTTCAACAGTCGCAAATGGAAGCGCAACAGGTAATGCAGATGGGCGGTATCCCTGCTCAAATTCCTCCTGAAACGTTGATGGCTCAGGAGTCTGCCAATATCCTTGGTATGGATGATGAAATCGCTTTTGAAGCTGTTCAGCTGATCGAAGAGATTGCTGAGTTCGTACGCATCAATGGGCCACAAGATCCTAATATGGCTTCTGTTAAGATGACTGCAGATATCCAGCGTATGGATATTGAGCGTCAGCGCGATAAAGACTTGATGGAAGCGAAATTGAAGTCTGAGGCAGAAATGCGTCGTGCAGAAGGTGACGCAATGAAGCTCCAACTTGACGAACGTAAGTTGGTCATGGCTCAGATGGCTGAACAGATTCGTTCTGAAACCAGTAAGAATATTGAAGAAATGCGCCAAATGGTCGAACTTCGTAACAATGAAGAAGACAACCGTATTCGTCAAATGACTGAGCTGATGAAGAATGAAGATGACAACCGCACTCGTTTGCTCGTTGAGAAGATGAAAGGTGAATTCACCGCTTTCGCACAATCTTTGAACTCTGATAAAGAGCAAAAGGACAAGGAGGAGTCTCCTCAGTTGAAACAGATTGAGAAGATGTTGCAGCAAGCGGAAGCCACCAAGCAGGATGATCGCCTCGGTGTGATTATGGAAGGTCTTAAGGAAGCTATCGCTTCTGCAAGACAACCGCGAGTCACAACCGCAATGCGCGATGAAAATGGCGAATTAATTGGCGCACGTTCAGAACTCGCTTAAACTACTTGCACAATGCTCAAGGGCGTGTAAAATGAGTAAATACTTGTGGAGATACAAATGAACCCGATGATGCAACCTCCCATTGGAATGATGAATCGGCAACCTTCGCAAAATAACATGCCGGTCAGAGCACCGATGCCTCCTGGAATTCCTAATTCCCCGATGCCTCCTGCAGTCATGGGTCAATGGAGTCCTCCGCAAGCTCCCCAGTATATCAAAACGATGATTCAGAAAGGTGATACGCTTTCTGCATTGGCAAAACGTCATGGAACGACTGTAAGTTCTTTAATGTATTTGAATGGTATCAAAGATGCAGATACGATCTATGCAAATAAAGAAATAATGGTTCCTAACCCGCGTTTTCCCAAGATGCAACCTGGTATGACAATGGGTGGGCAAAACCCCGCGCTTGCTCCTGCCGGTGCTACACAGAGTATGCGTAACGGCCCCCAAAACCCGAGAGGTATGCCGCAAGAACTCGGTCCTGATCAAGTTAACGACGCTATGATGCAAATGTTACCTGCCGGAAAAGCTGCAACGTTGGGCGCTGGAGCGTTAGGTGCGTTGATGCCGAAGGCGATTCAGAAACTCGGGCAAATGGCTCCTCGCATGGCACAAGCCGGGAAAGTTGATGCAGGTATGATGCGTAAAGCGTTCGGTGCTCGCGGTGATATGCCGTTAGCAATGAATAATGTTCGCCCCACAGGTGGAAACGCTCAAGGGATGGCAGCAGCAATGTTGTCCTCACCGCTTAATCGTGTTATGGCTGGTAGAGGTAGTATCCCCGCTGGTTCAATAGATGAAGCGATGGCGAGTCTTAAAAACATCCCACCGGGTTCTTTAGATGGCGTAATGGGTGCAGGCAAAAAGGCGGCTCCGAGTCTTCTGGATGACGTTATGGCGGGGCGTAAAAACATTCCTCCAGGTTCAATTGACGACGTTATGGCGTCACGCGGAGATATTCCGGCAGGTTCATTGGACGATGCAATCGCATCTATAAATCAATCTCCGCTTGCCGAAGAACTCAAATCGATGTTGAATCATGTTGCCCATCGCAGTAGCAAGTGGTGATTGTCGTTTTTGTAAACACTACATAGAATATTTTGACATGTGCGCTTTCGGAAGACATGAATTTGTAAGCGGAAAACCTTGTCCGATCTTTCGGAGGAGAGGCGAATGACTGTCACATCCAAGCAAGCTGAAGAGCGTTATGGCGACCCGAAGAAGGAAACCTTCATGGTGCTGTTTGACGTACCTCCGCGTCTTGAGATCGGCGTCATCCCGAACCGCATCTACTGCAACTTGCACATGATCAAGCCGCTGACGGCTGCGTTCGAGAACCTGATCCAGCGCGGCAAGGTGGCAGAACTTAAGACATGGGATGGTTGTTTCAACATTCGCCAGAAACGCACAGGCGAGTCGATGTCCCTGCATTCATGGGGACTGGCAATCGATGTCAACGCAACCTGGAACCGCCTCGGTCGCCCGCCTGTTCTGTCACCTGAGTTCGTCGCCTGCTTAACTGATGCGGGTTTCGAATGGGGAGGGGATTGGAAACTCCCCGATGGAATGCACTTTCAACTTGCCGAGCTTCCTGCAAAGGGTTCGAAGTGATTCAGTTTCTCATCGCCCTCGATCAGTTGATCAACACCCTGTTCAAGATCAAGGGTGACGGGCGAGGCTTTGCCGACGAGACGATCTCGGCGCGGCTGTTTCGCTGTTACCTGCAAGGGCTGATTAGCGACAAGCCGTACCGAGCCATTGACGCGCTGTTCTTCTGGGAAGAGGCGCACTGCTACAACAG